GCGCGGAAAGCTGGTCGATGACCTCGTTCGCGTCGGCTGGAATCTGAGTCAAAATAAGTCTCCTTTTAATGCGAAACCCCCACAATCCGATTGGATTGCAGGGGTTGAAAAAAATGGTGAAAAGCGGGGTCAGTCTGCGGCGGTCATCGTGTCGATACGCGTCACGGCCTTCAATTCGTCCAAGGTGAGGGTGCGTCCGAGATTCGTCTTCACGTCCGTCAAAGTGACGGACGTGCCGGAATCGTCGAACGTCGCAAGCACGCCACGCTGATAGTCACGCCACGATTCGGCGGTGCCGTCAGCGCTGGAAAACTCCAATCCCAATCGGCATAATTCCGCTCGCACCGACTCCTTCGGCGGACGCAAATCAAGCACGCCAGACGGCTCGGCGGGCGTCACGGTAGGCGCGGTATCGGTAGTGGTCTCAGTGGTCTCATCGGCCATAATCAATCTCCTTAATTCTGTTGGTTTTGTCTTGGCATGAGGGACTCGAAGAATCGTTCCTCACACTCGTCCAAAACGTTTTGACTGGACTCGTCGTTGAGGAAATCGTCAAGGCCCTCAATGTTTTTGGTCATGCTTGTGTCAATGCCACTCGACGGCTCCTCATCGGAGTCATCAGCCGCCAGTGTGGCAATGAGATTCGCGTCCGTCTCATTCGACATGACCGGCAGGTTCATGCCCTCACGCGCCTTATTCCGCGCGGCGGTAAGCGGGTCATTCAACACTTCCCCATCAGCCGCAAGCATGCTCACGCCGGTGGCGGAATCATTCAGCGCCGATTCAAGCGCCTCATACGCGCCTGTCCATACGCCGCGCCCCGTTTTCGGGTCGTACCGGCTCGTGTCCTCCTTGCCCTGCATGATTGCGGCGATCGCTTCACGGGTCGAAGCAAGGCCGAGCAGCGCCTTCCACGAGACGAGCACGTCGGTCGTGAACACGAAACTGTCCGACCCGTTTATGGGCGGATTGCAGCGGATAATGCAAAGCCCACTGTTCTCATCCGTTTCGAAAGTCGCAGACAAGATTTCCTCCAATCACTTGACCAAATAAGCCAGGAATTCCGCGTAAACATCCACCGGGCAAGGCTGGTCGGCGTTATACAGCTTCAATGTGAAGCCGCTCTGGCCGCCCGTGTTCATCGGGTGCGCGATGATGCCCGCCCATTGTGAATCCGCGTTCGCGACGACGTAATAGTGGCCGTATTTCGTCGGGCTGAACGTGCAATCGACTTGCATGGAAGCGCCGGTCGCAATCTTCGAGCCGGGATTCGGATACCACGCCTTCCACGCAGCCTGGGCATGGAACGTAAAACGGTTCGTGATGCCGCCAAGATAGCCGCCGAGATACACGTATCCGGTGCCGATGTTCGCGCCGACTCCGACCTCGCCGTTCGCGTCTTGCGCTTCGAGCCAGCACTCCGAACCGTTCGCGCTATCGCCGGACAGAGTGAGGAAAGCGCTGCTTTTCTTGCTCTCGTCCGCCTCGTCGTAATCCGTGTTCGCCACGGCATGCACTCTGGATGTGACGCCGCCGCTGCCGGTACCGCCTTTCTTGCGCGGCTTCGATCTGAGAGACATGAACGCGGCAGGGTCGTTCTTGCTCACGTGTCCGCTCCACAAGTCCAGTTCGCCCATCGCGCCGACCTGATTCGACTGGATGACAGAAGCGATGGCCGGATGCGAAAAGTAGGCGGTGGACCCGTTGTAAGCGGGGAATTCGATGCCATCACCGGTGAAAGTCTCAGATCCGCCGATGATGTAGGTCTGATAATCCGGGCTGATGCGCACCCTGTGCCCGCTCGTGCGGGTTTGGAAAGTGCCGGTCAGCACATTCGACTTGCCTTCGCCGTCAAGATAGACGGTGCGATTGTGGTTGCTGTCCCACATTTGCAATGCGGTGCCGTTGAGCTTCATGCCGGTGTTCTCGGCCTCGGAGCTTTGGAAGACGGCGCCTGTAAAGACGTAGCCTTTGAACTGGCCTGCCGCCACCTTGTCGGACGTGATGGTGCCAGCCGCGATCTTGACAGCCGTCACGGAATTCGCCGCGAGCTTGTCGGCGGTGATCGCACCAGTCACAATCTTGGACGCATTGACCGAATTAGCGGCCAGATTGTCGGCGTTTACCGCGCCAGCAGCCAAAGCGGCAGTGGTCACGGCATTAGCCGCAATGTCGGACGCCTGAATCTTGTGGACGTTGAGCAGCGCCACGGTCATGTCTTCCGTGACCTTGAGCTTGCCAGTGGTCACCGAATTGGCGGCAATCTTGTCGGACGTGATGGCCAGTGCGACGATGTTCCGCGCCTGCACCGAGTCGGCGGCGAGTTTCGCGGCGGTCACCGCATCAGCCACCAGCTTTTCAGTCGTGACCGAATTGGCAGCCAGCTTGTCCACCGTGATGGCATTAGCCTTGACCTTCTCAGCGGTCACTGAGTCGGCGGCGAGATGCTTCGCCGCCACCGTCCCAGCCGCGAGAATATTGTTCGCCACGAGGTCGAATGGCTCGAATCTTGTACCGTCCCATGTCAGGACTTCCACCACACGGTCGGACAATGGCACAAGGACGCTCGGAGAAGCGTTTGGCGCGCCCGTCCAGTAGGTGTAGAAGTCGGCCAGCATTGATGGGCTTGCGTTCTTCTTCCCTTTCCAGCGCGTCCAATACTTCTGGGTCCTCCACCACATGTCCCCCGGCTTCAAGCCATCATGATTCGGCTCGTCGGGGCCACGGTAAATCAGATTCTTACCATCAGCAGTGGTCTGTGCCTTCTTGGCGGCCGCATTGGCTTGATTGGCCTGAGACGCTGCGTTAGCTGCGGCAGTCGCAGCCTTGTCGGCGGTATCCTGAGCGGTCTTCGCAGCCGTATTGGCCTTGACGGCGGCGTTCGCGGCGTCGGTAGCGGCCTTATCCGTCACGGCCACCCACAAATTGCCATTCCACCTTTTCGGCGTGTTCGCGCCATTCGTGGTGTCAATCCACAAGGTCGAAGCCTTGCGCATCGAAGCATCCGGCGCCGTGCCCTGGATGAGCACGTCGGCCTTGCCGTTAGCCACGCCAGCTGCGGCAGCGGCAGCGGTATTGGCCTTCTGCGCGGCATTGGCCGCATCGGTGGCGGACTGGGCCGCACTATCGGCGGTGGCCTTGGCCTGAGTCGCCACGCTCGACGCATTGGCAGCGGTGGTCTTGGCGTTGGCCGCGTCCGTCTTGGCCGAAGCCGCGTCGGACTTGGCGGACTTGGCGGACTCATTGGCGGTGTTAGCCAGCGTCTCCGCATTGCCTGCGGTCTTCTTCGCGCTCTCGGCAGCGGTCTGAGCGGCATTGGCCGCGTCCTTTGCCTGACCGGCAGTCGCGGTAGCACTCTTCGCAGCAGTCTGAGCCGCATTGGCGGTATCCTGAGCCGTCTTGGCTGCGCCATTCGCCGTGTCGGCGGTGCCTTGAGCCGTCTTCGCGGCGGCAGCGGCATTCTCAGCAGCCTTCTTCGCATCGGTGGTCTTCGCGGCGTTATCCGCGATGTCGGACTTCGCCTGAGCGATTTCGTTCGCGTTCTTCTCCACGTCGGCATAGCCCAAGTGGTTCCACGCGGAGCCATCCCAGACAAGCGTCTCAATCACGCGATCCGACAGCGGCACGAGCGCGGAAGGAGAATTATTGGCTTCGCCCTGCCAGTAGGTGTAGAAGTCGGCCAAGAGGCTCGGGCTGTTGTTTTTCTCGCCTTTCCACCTCGTCCAATATTTCTGCGTCTTGAGCCACAGGTCGCCGCCGATCAGATTGTCCTTCGGCTCGTCAGGCCCACGGAAAGTGTGATTCTTTGAGTGGGCTTCGGCATACGCTTGAGCCGCCGACTCCTTCGCCTTGCTGATCTCGCCATTCGCGGTGGTCAGGTCGCTCTTGGTCTGCGCGATATCCTTCCGGGCCTGCGTCAGGTCGGTCTTGGCTTGAGCGAGCGTCTGATTCGCCGCGTCGAGATTAGACTTGTTGGCTTGGATGTCCTTCTGCGCCTGCGTCAGCTTCGCCGCATTGTCCTTCAACGCCGTCTGATTGTCAGCCAAATCCTTTTGAATCTGCTTGACCTCATCAGGCGAGACGGCGGAAGCCACGGTCACAGTGGCAATCGCAGACCAGTCAGACTTATTGCCCGCATGATCCACGGAGCGCAAGGCATAAGAGCGCTGTGAGCCAGCCGTCAGGCCGGTGACGACGTAAGCGCCCTGCCCCGACTGATTGGCGCTGATGACCTGCATTCCAGCGGCATTGACGCCCTCGCCCACCTCGATATGGTCGAAGTCAGGCTCCATCTGCGCGCCGGCAGCGGTCTTGCCGTCCCAATGGACGGTGACCACGCCTAGCTTGGATGAGACTGTCGGCTTGGAGGGCACTGAGCACGGCGTCGTATCGGATTCGACGGTGGCCACCACGACAGCCGACCAATCACCCAGCTTGTCGGAATATGTCGGCACGGCGCGTACCCTGACCTCGATCTGAGTGCCGCAGTCCAGGTTGCCGAAGCCGAGCTGGAGCTTGTCGGTAGTGCCGGCGGCATGCCACGGCGCACCGTCTTTGTGCTGCTTCCACTCGACGGCGTAATTGCTGATCTCAATGGCCGTGTCATTGGTCGCTTCGGTCACAGCAGACCACATGGCGGTGGCCAAGCCGTGTGCGAAACCGTCCGAGCCGATGTAGGCGTCGGTCTGCACGACCAGACCCTGCGGAGCCTTCGGCACGCGATGGTCACGGTCGGAAGAGGCGGTCGTGCCGCCCTCGCTACCGGCCAACGCGGCACCACCAGTGATGCCCTTGATTTTCTTCGCCTGACGCACGGAAGCGTCATATTTGATGTCGTTCAAGGCGATCGAAGCGCTTAATCCCTCATTCTGGCGCATGCTCAGGTCGATTTCCTGCACGCGCACCTTCTCGCCGTGAGCCACGGTGGGGGCGGTAATCCAGTCACCGGCGTGATAGTCGATGAGCGGCAGATTATCCACATTCGCGGTCACCAAGCCGCGCGTGTACTGACCACGCACACGAGCCGCATCATCAAGCGTGGACCGCATGAATGCTTGCGCCGTGTCCTTATCAGACACGCCGCCCTGGCTGCTGTAGCTTTCCCACTTGCCCCACGGAGTCGGCGCGGCCGGATTATCCATGCGGAAGAGCAGGTTATTGTCTCCCTCGACGAGGATGGTGGACGCGAGGTCAGCGATGGACTCCTCGAAGGGTGCTTCGCTGATGTCACGCGCAAGCTGCAGCACAATACTCTTGCTCAGGTCACGGCTCAAGGCGGTGCTGTCGGCATTCCACAGCTTGAGCGTCCTGCCGGACGTGCGCCAGTCGCAGCCGCCACCATTGACCAGGGCGTCCAGGATGGTCTGCAAATCGGTGCCGAGCGAATAGTACAGAGTGTACTTTTTTGCCCAATTACTGCCGGCAGAGTCCTTGGCCGTGTCGAAGCCCAAGGTCAGGCCGGTGGCCACGCCACCACGCTGACGATTTTCGTCCAGCAAGGTCTTGAGAATCGTGCCCGGATTGGAGCTGTAGAATGGCCGCTTACCCTTGTTATCGCCATCGGCGATGAGGTGCGACGAATCATTGTTTTCAGCCTTGGACAGCAGCCAGCCAATCGACTGGCCACTGTAGGTGATGGTCTTGGTGCGGTCATCGGTCTTGCCAGAGCGCCCGGTAATCACAAATCGCGCATTATCCGGCTCCCTGAAGCCACTACCGTCCGACACTTCCACGGCCACTTCGAGGCCATCGGTCAGCTCTCGGTCGAAAGCCTGAGCGTCACCGGACAGCAGCGAGTATTCGAGGGAAAGCGCGCCGTCATCATTGTGGAGCATCGAGGCGCTGAAGCTCACCGGCTCCGCCAGCACACCAAGTCGGTCACCGAAAGGCCGATAGGCCACCAGACGAGCATGCAAAGACTTGCCCATGATTAACTACTCCCAGGATTGCAAAAACCGGCAGGTCACCTTGTCGGCGCTGCCGGTCTGTTTGATTGCGAGGCGATAATCGCCAGAATCGATCGCGGGCCACACTTGCAGTGGCTCCGTGGTCCAGTCGATGCCATTCGACGCATCCGTACCACCGGACCATGCGTCGGCGTTGGCCGCCGTCCACGCCTTGCGATTGGTTGCATCGACGAAAAGGTAAGGTCGTGAGGCGTCGCGTTTGCCGCCCCACATTAGATTCGTGCCACTTATCGGGTCACTGATCGTGACGGCGGTTGCGGCACCGAAGCGCAATACCAGCGTGCCGATTGGCGCATTGGAAAGCCAGCCCTCGGGGATGGTGTCGAAAAGCTGCGAGGGCGAGGCGTTCGGCAATCCAGCCCAACGCGTCCAATACCCCTTGTCGCTGGGCTTGGCGACACTACCGGCCATGAGGCGCCCGCCAGTCGCGTCCAAGGTGCGCTCCTGCCACTGCTCCCCCTGCCAAAAAACATCCGGCAGTTGAAATACTGCAGTGGCCGCGCGGTGGTCATCCCACGGAATCTCGTCACCGTCCGGCTGACAGGACGTGCACACTGCGCTTGCAGTCATGCGCCGAGTCCAACCGGACACCGTGTCACGCTCCACGCGCGTCAGCTTGGAAGCCAAACGGCAGAGCCTATAGAAGCGATGCATCAGCACGTCGGAGTCAGGGCCATTGGTGATGAATTTCAGCGTGATTTCTGGCGCATCGAAAGCCACCGGACCAGCAGGAAGCATCACACCATTCCGACCATTCACGGTCACGGAATTAATGCGCGGGCTGATGCTCGTGAAATGGGTGGTGCCGACTATCAGGCTCGCATTGTCCCCGGTCAGATTCTGACCTTCGATGAGATAATCCGTGAGAATCATCGACTACCACCCTTTTTTCACTTGTGTCACCATTGCGGCATTGCCGCCGTCTGCAATTTCTGCTGCGTCGAAATCGACGTGGGCGCGATCGCCGGATAATTGAACGTCTGCGTGACATACGTGGCACCGGCACCGCCATTGCTGACATTCGCCCTGCCGGACTTCGACGCATCCACCTCGAAACCGCCATTGATCTGCGCGTTCATGCCATTGACGGTCTTCTGCACGTCCTTCCAGCCAGCCTTGAGGCTCTTGTCAAAGCCCTGCATGATGGCCAGACCAGCAGGCTTGAGCATCACCTTGTCGTAGCTCAAAGGGCCTTTATGTTTGACGATCCAATCGCCGATGCCACTCACAAAGCTCTTAACTTTGCCGAAAGCCGCCCTCAGACCATTGAGCAGACCATTGATGATCGACGCGCCGGCATTCCACAGCCACGTGCCAGCACCAGCGAAGATGCCGATAATCGCACTGCCAATGCCACCCAAAAAGCCGAGCACGCTTTGCACAACACCATACACAATTTGACTAAAGCCATTCCACGCCTGACTCCAATTGCCATGAATCAGGCCGGTCACCAGATTGATGACGCCTTGGATGACATTGACGATGCCCTTGACTACCATCGTGATGCCATTGATGATGCCTTGGATGAATGGCAGCATCGCTTGAATGGTCGGCAGCAGTGTCGAGCTGATGAAGCCGACGATCGCGGAAATGATGGTGGACACCAATGGTGCGAGAGCTTGAATCACCGGCACCAGCGCCTGAATCACGCTGGTAATCGCCTGCACCACAGTCGTGACCAAAGGCTCAAGGCCCTGAATCACCGGCGTGATGGCAGTCACCACGTCAGTGATGAGACTGCTAATCTGCGAGATGACCGGCATGAGCGCCTGAATCACAGCCGTGATGGCCGCGACCACTGCCGCGACAACCGGCTGCACACCTTGGATGGCCGGAGTTATCGCCTGAATGACGGTGGTCACCACGGTCAGAATGCCCTGAATGGCCGGTACCAAAGCACCAACAAGCGTGGAAATGATTGGCGTCAGCAATGGAATTATCTGGCCGACGAGATTGGTGATGACCGGCATCACCGCCGCAGCAAGCTGACTCAAAGCTGTCATGAGCGCCTGAATCGACGGCTGCAAAAGCTGAAAAGCCTGCTGCAAGCTGACGAAGGCATTCTGCAGCATCGTGCCGAATTCGCTGCGGAGCTGCGGGCTCGTGGCAATCAATCCGGCCAAAGCGCCAATCACAAGCGTGATAGGGCCACCAAGACCAGACAGGACGCCACCAAACTTCGACAGCAAGCCGCCAATCACCGGCACGCCACTCAATCCGCTCAAAGCTCCACCAAGACCAGCCGCGCCAAGCAGACCAGTCACGGCGGCGATAGGACCGGACAATCCAGACAATTGGCCAGTGAAGCCGCTGAAATTGATTTTGCTGATCTTGTCGGCGATACCACCGAACACTTTCTCAAGCGGCGGGCCAATCTTCTGCGCCAGTGCGGCCACCTTGTCGAAAAACGCGGTGATGAGCGGTTCGACGGCCTGCACCATCTTGATGACCGCGCCGCTGACCCCACCGAAAGCCGCGATCAGATCATTGCCGACCGAAGTCTTCAAACCGGCAATCTCATGCTGCAGGATGGTCATCTTGCCCTGCGGCGTGGCCGCCAAGGCCTTGTTGATGCCGCCGAAATTCGCTTCCAGGACCTTCGCGGCCATCGCGGCCTTCTCGGACGCGCTACCCTCCTGAAGGACTTTTTTCTGCGCGTCCGTCATGGTCACGCCATATTTACTCAAGGCGGTTGCGCTGCCGGTCATGACCTTGCCGAGCAGGTTAGCGATCTGCACGCCATCCTGAGCGGTCGCGTTATAACCCTTGTTATTGGCGATCATGTCGGCCAAGGCGGGCGTCAAGGTCTTGACCTGATCGGCGGTCAGTGCGAAAGTGCCGAGCTGTGCCTGAGCGGCCTTCAAGGTGCCACCGGATATAACGCCGGTCTGTCCAAGCGTCTTATTCAGGCTGAGCAGCGACTTCTGCTCTTCCTCGGTCCAATTATTGTTTTTGGCGACCTGCTGGAATTTCGCGGTCACCTCACCGGCCTTGAGGGCCGCATCCACGGCCTGCTTGCCGAAATTCGCCAGATATCCGCCAGCGGCGGCAGCGGCGCCGGACACGACGGTGGCCATGCCCTTAGCCGCCTTGCCGATACCGCTCACGGCCTTCGAAGCGAAACCGGAAGCCTTGCTCAAACCCGAATGCAACGCATTACCGGCCTTCGCGGCCGCATTACGCGCACCCTCCGGCAAAGCATTCCAAGCAGCCGAAAACTTGCTTTTGATGTTGGACGTGACCTCGCCAGCCGTCGAACTGATCTTCTGCACCGCCGCGTTCACGCCTGGAATCTTGCCGACAATCTGCTGGGCCGTTGAGGTGAAGCCGGACGCCAGACGGCTGAACGTATTCTTGGACTTGTCGGATTCGGCCGCCAACTGCGTCTCAAGATCCTTGAGACGTCCCTGAGCCGTCTTGAGATTGTCGGACGCCGCCTTGAGATTGTCAGCCGCCGTCTTCTGTTTGATTTGAGCTTGTTCGAGTTTGATGGCCGCAGCCTGAGCCTGCGTGCTGTCCGCGCCATATTTCTGTGTGGCCGCGTTCAGCTTTTCCTGAGCGGCCTGCACCTGCACGCCAACCGCCTTGAATTTCAGCAAGGCGTCCGTATTCTTTTGCGAGGCTTGCGCCACGTCCTTTTTAAAGGACTTCAGGGCTTCGGAATTCAGCTCGGCCGCACCACTGTTGAAACCGCTTTTGAAGGCGCTGCCGATCTGCTTGCCCTGCTGCGCGCCATTGAAGCCCTTCGTGAAGGAGTTTTTCATGTCGGAGACGGCCTTGCCGGTCTCCTTGGCCACATTCTGGCGGAAGCCCTTCATCTGCGGGAAAATGCTCACATGCGCGGAACCAAGCTCGCTACCGCCAGCCATGACAGCCTCCTCTATTCACTTGTTTTTTGAAGCTGAAGATGCTGCTCATCGACTCCAAAGCCTCACGACGCTCCTCATCGGTCACCTCGACATGCTTCTTCCCAACCTTTTCCGGCGCGAGATCGCCAAGAATCGACGTGCCGCCCGCCTGAATCGCGGTGATGATAGCCGTCGCATCCATCGGCAGCACCATATGCACCGCAGTCATACCGGTGTAAGTGTTCGGATCGGCCGAAAGGTTCTCCCACAAGGCGATCGCGTCCGCGAAACGGAGCCTGCCGCCCAAATCGGCCTGCAGACTCCATCCACGCGCCGCGAAATCGGCTCTTATTCGACTGCCGTCTTCTCCTTGGAGGAGCTGGCAGAAGCCGACGATTTTCCCAAATCAGCGCCCTGCATCTTGGAAATGATTTCGCCGTAATCGGCGAGGATGTTCATGGGCACCATGACCGGCTCCTTCGCCAACTGCCGCGCCGCATCCTCACCGGCGAAAGCCGTCAGCATGTCCTTGAGCGCCTGAATCTGCTCGGTGTCGGACTGCAGATTCGACAGACGTGCGAAATCATCAATCGACAGTGCGAGAGGTAGTTTGTAAATGTGGCCGTGCGGTGCGAGGAACCATACGCTGCCGTCCTTGATGAGGTGCTTCACCTTCATCCGCTTGGCCGACGCTTCAAGCGCCTTCTCCTCGTCCTCCTGAGTCCAGGCTTCGAAATCGGCGGCGGAGGGCATCACATTCTTGGTCATTTCTTCCTTCTTTCAAACGACTACGAAAAATTCCTTTACTTTGTTGGATGAAGAGGAAGAATCCCAGCACATGCGAAGAAAGGAAGAAAGAAACATGTGCAGGGAAGAGTCAATGTCAGTCGGTGACCGGCTGAGACTCGGAATCATCAGCCTGATGATCGGTTGCATGAGAATCGGACGAAGCCTTCGGCGTCACGAAGGACTGCAGGTACTTCGAGGCGCCGGAATCGCAGGCGTCGTCCTGAATCCATTCGATGGTCCAAGCGTCACCGGTGTTCTTGCCGGCAGTCTCCTGCCCCTGCTCGTTGCCGGTCAGATTCACGACACCAAGACGACGGCGGTGCGTGCCGTTTTTAAAAACGGTCTCCTTGTAGCAGAACCACTTGCCATCCTGAATCACATCGGTCACGTGATACACGCCACTGGAGTCCGGCGTGCCGATCGTCATCTTGCGTGTGATGTCGTTATCCTCGGCCACGGTGAACTGCTCGGTCAGCGACGCCTTGCCGTTGATCGAATAGCCTGGCTGGTGGAATTTGATCGCATCATCGGCGTCACGGCTGTCCTGCGGGGCACCATCCTCGGTGATAAGGCCGACGAAGCCGCCCTTGCTGAAAATCTTGTCCAAGCCGGTCTTCACGTCGGCCACGGTCGGCGCGATGAGATCGGCGGTCAGCTTCTGAGTCGCGTCATAGGGGGCGAAACGGTATGCGCTTGTAACCACGATCTTCGCGGCGCTCAGGTCATTGCCTGCTGCATCAGCTGCCATATTTTGTCCTTTCAAACAAAAAGGCGCTGAAACAAACGTTTCAACGCCTAAAAATTAAGAATTATTGAATTATTGGAATTCCAATAGCGGAGAATTCGACAGTCAGATAGCATCTGGCGATGTTCGCGTCCTCGGCCACGAAATACGGACCATTGCACCCGTCCTCCTCGACTGCCGCGATCGGCGAACCATCAAGCGAGCAAATCTCAGGGTCGGTGAGCAGGCCGTAGATTTTCGCCGCCAGATCACGACAATCACCTGGAAGAGTGCGACTGCCATAACGCACGGTGATACCAATGCTGCGGTCGAAAAGTACGCGATTGGACTGGCTGCCGCCATCGTCACGCACGACCACGAGAGGATAGGAGCCGTCGTAATCGTCCGGCTCTCGAATGTGCACGAGAATCTTGCCGTAGGAGGGCTTCAGCTTGCCACGGAGGTAAGCGCACAGCCATGCTTCGAGGTCTGGTGGTAGCACTGCCGTCATGACTTGCCAGCCTTGAGCGCCTTGCGGAGGTTGCCGGTCCGCGATTCCACGAGCAGGGTTTTCGGATCGGTGCCGACCACCATGCAGGTGGTGCGGTGCGCATGCTTGACCTCCTCGATCTGGAGGCCGTCACGGTATGCGCCGGTGTCCACTGGAGCGTGAGCCTTCGCATATTCCAAGGTCTTTTCGGCCGCCCTGCGGGTCATGGCCTTGACGCCAGCCGAATTCATCAGCTCATCGAAATAGCGATCGTTGAATTTGACCATCACACCCAAGACCATCACCCCCTGTACTCGGATAGTGGAATCTCAATCGTCGGCCGCCAGCCCGTGAAAGCATTCACGTCACGACTCGGATAGCCGGATACCTCCCAACACCTGCCGTCATCCGGCATGGCCCTGATGCGGTCGCCGGGCATGATATCGAGTGACGGGTCGGTCGAGGTGAGGTAAGCCGTGCTCGTGGTCTCCTCACGCAAGGCGTCAGGAGACCTCATGCTGCTGGAGCTGGAAAGCGAGCCATTGAATTCCAGCACGTCCGGGTGGTCCCAATCCTCACCAGTCAACTCGCCCGAATACCGGTCCATGACCTTCTTCGCACGCAAACGCCGCCACTTGGTCGCGCCAGACATGTTGAAGGACGTACCACCGCCGAGATAATCCAATGCGGAAGTCACGGCTTCACCCCCCACGTCAAGCGGTAGGGCTGCAGCGTGCGCTTCTCGGACTCGAAAAGCGCCACATTAGGCACACCACCATCGGAGCCGGAGCGATAGGTGACGCTGCTGCCATTCGTGGATTGAGCTGACACCGTGCCGGGAACCTGCATCACACGAGACGCGATGTCCAGCAGAATCATCTGCACTTCCGGCACATCCTCCAAATCCCAACCATCGGTAATGGTCGCTTCCACACTCCCCGGCAGATCGGGAAAGGTGGCGCCATTGACCAGCACAAGGCTCCCGGCCTCGCTGTACCGCGCATCCTGCACGTGTTCCACGCCATCAAGCTTGAGACTCGAAAGCGCGGTCACATGCTTGGATGGCAAGAGCAGCGAATCACCGCCGTGACCATCCAAGCGAATCGTACGAGTGACGGAAGGCGCGACATGCCAGCCGCAATACCGGCGAATCGCAGTCTGAGCGGCATGCATCTTGAAACCGGCATCGACTTGGAAAGAGTCGGCGCTTGGAATCAGATCACCAATCACGGCAGTCATGCCGCACCCCCAATCACTTACTTGGCTGCCATCAGGCCAGCGGCCACCAGAGAATCGACAAGAGCATCGAATTCCTGCTTGGTCGGCGCATCGCCTGCGGCCTTGGACACATTCTTCGCCACCGGAAGAGAGGCGGCACCGCCGATAGTGACCGGCTTGCCCTTGGCATCAAGCGCCACAAGCTCCGCCACATCCTGCGTCTTGTCGATGTTCGCCTCTTTCGGGGTGACGAAGCGCACATACTTCTGCGTCATGATCAGGCCGCCTTACCGAGAGTGACCTTCACAAAGGCCTTCGGATACTTGACTTGCAGGCCGACACGCTCGCTAATGCGGCAGGTCTGCTTGAAGTGCAGGAAATCATCGGCATTCGAGTCGGTCATCTTCACGACCAGACCACCCTTGCGCAAAAGCTCGGCGCTCTTGAAGGCACCGACCAGCGCGGTGCCCTCGGCAATGGCGGCGGTAGCGATTGCGGGGACATTCCACAAAGTGGAACCGTTAGTCAGGTTGAGGTAAGAGCCTTCCGCGTTCTTGGCGATGGTCAGCTTCCAGAAATCGACCGGATTAAGGACGAATGCGTCAGCCTGATAATTGGTTTTCAGCGTGATGTACAGCTTGGCCTTGGACAGACGGTCGGCGTCCGACAGCTCATCCTGGCCCATCGTCTGAATCTCACGATTGAAAAGACCCTTCAGATTATTACCAGTGCCATCACCGGACAGGAGTTGGTTTTCCTCCGCCAGCTTCAGGTCATACTGCGCGTTGTTGTTGATTTCCGACACAATCCAGTTGAGATCGTCCATCATGTTGTCGCTGATGGCGAAGAAGCTGGCGACGGTGCTGATCTTGTCCTGCTTCCACACAGGTTCCTTCCAATGGACCTGCGGGGCTACTCCGGTTTCGGCGACGGTGGAGGCGTTGCCTTCAAGCTCGCTGAATTCCGGGTATTCGATCAGGTTGCCGCTGACGGCACCGGAAGCGAAGAGGTCGGCCACGACCAGCGGACGCTGATACGGTCGAGCAGGCTGAGTGTCGATCTGCGTCAGATACGGGGCATAGCCTTCGGACGGCGCGCCTTCCACGTGAGTATCATCCGCTGCCTTGTATTCGACCTCGAAGTTGCGTGCGATGGCAGACTTCACGTCAAGGCCAGCATTCTGCATGGACTTGACGTAATAATCACCGATACTCTTGGCGTGGATGGCGTCGGAGCCACCAACATGCTGCACGCCGGTCTTGGCGTTGAGCTGGCCGATCTGCGCGAGCAGATCATCGGACTGCTTCATGCCGTCCAGCTGACGGTCGATGCCCTCGACCTCGGCCAGCGCGCTCTTCACAAATGCGATGGTATCGCCATCAGCCTTGCCAGCGGCCAGCAGACCCTGCTTTTCTTCGAGCTGCTTGACAAGCGCGGCTCGCTTTTCCTTGAGAGATGCCATTACGGTCACTCCCCTTTCCGCCCGACTTGGGCAATCTTGATTGCGAGTTGCAACGCTTCCGCTTCGGAAAAACCGTCCGGCTCCTCGGACTTGGCCCCATCGGGCTCCTCGTTCTTGGCTGCACCGGCATCCGATGCCTTCGCATCGTCACTCTGGTCATTGTCATTGTTGTTGTCGGACTGAGTGGTGTTCTCAGCCACGAAATCCTTGAGTTTCTTCGCCTGACCGGTCAGGTCATCGGCGATCTGCGAGAGAATGCCAAGATTCTTCTGTGAGAGGGTGCATCCGGTCTTCAACCGGCGCAGCGCGTCCTTCACGTCCACGATGCCCGTATCCTGATTCGCGCCGACAGGCACGAAGGACGCCTCATACACCCTCAGCTCACGCAATTCGTTGGCTTTGGTGCCGTCATCGAGCTCCACCTCGCCCTCGTCCATCACGTCGAACGCGAAGGACAATTGACTGAGACGCTTTTCCTTGATCAGGTGGTAGACCTGCGCGGCCTTCGGCGAGTCCATGTCGAAATGGCCTTTGATCCACCAGCCGTGATCGTCCTCGCCCATCGAATCGACGCCGCCGATGTTGTAATCGGGGTCATCCATACGATGCCCATACAACACGGGCAGCGTGTTGCCGCTGTCCTGCCATTCCTTGATGGTCTTGTCGAATGCGCCCTTTGCCACCACGTCACCGTAGCAGTCTGGTTCGCGGGTGAAAGTGGAAGGGTAGGCGATGAATTCGCCATCCTTGAGTGCCGAGTCCTCGCCATCGGCCTTGAATCGGCACTCGAAATCCTTAAAGTGCATCATGCACCTCCTTGAAATGCGTTCGCATGTCCTCCGTCTCCTGCAATGCCCTCACACCGGCATCGAACTGCCCCAGGCCGGCTTTGATGTTCAGGTCGGCCTGCAGTTCGTTCTGCCATTTGAGCCATTTGATGTCATCGACTCCCATGCCGGCGCCAAACCGTGATCTGACGCTCTTTTCCAATCGGTCACGCCACATGCCGACGATGGCCGCTGTTTTCTCGTCATCATCCGATTCGATGGCCGACCCATCGGCTGGACGTGACGGGTCCCCGCCATCCTGCGGGCTTGACTGGCCGCCCTTGGTGACATTGAGCGGCACCACCAGTTCGTCACCGCCCTCGACGCGCGGCAGATTCTGGCTGGCGCGCGCCTCGTTCGGCGTAATCCACGGAGCGCCGACCGAAGTGCTCATCACACTGGCCTGCTCCTCGAAATCGCCGGAAAGCTTGCTGCGGATGTCGAATTCGATGTAATTCGCGTCCGGCGCACCTACCTTCGGAGCGAGGAACGTGTTTATCCTGTCCTCGATCATGCGCATGGTCGGCCCCAGCGTCTCGGAGTACAGCATCTTGCGGAATTCCTTGGTGTTCGAGAAATTCGCGTTGTCCAGGATGCCGACCATGACCGGACTGACGTGGTAGACGCTTGCGACGGTGGACAGCGACAGCTTCGTGACCTCGCTGAATTCCTCCTCACGAGCATTGAAGCCCAAACGCTTCAATTCCATGCCATCCTCAAGCAGTGGCGTGGCACCGGCCTGAGCACCCTTGTCGGTGAATTCCTTCCACCCGCGCTTGAAACGCTCGCGATCGGCGTCATTCCATTCCGGCGCATCCTTCGGACGCACCAGCACGCTGCCGATACGGCCGCCGCGCTTCCACACCTGAGTGCGATACGACCATGCCTGAATCTGCTCGTTGATGATGTCCTTCAAGGCACGCACCGGAGTCACGCCCTGTGTCGGGTCATCAGGGTTCCATCCATGGAAAACGAGCATGTCATCAGCAGGCACATCGTAATATGACGTGCCCAGATTCGGGTAAACGCGATAGTAGGCGGGCTGGAAAACGCTGCCATCAAGCTTCGCCTGCACCCAGCATGGCGGAATCGGCTGAATCTGCCAACTGCCGAACCTGTCCACGTCCCGATCAGGCGTCTGCATGACAACCCAGTAAGCGTTATCGTAAAGCGCCAAGTCAGCCACAAGCTGCCTAAGCAATTCATAGCCGGTCATCGTGCCGTTCGGCTGCTTCAGCAGATTTATCAGCATATCATCGGTCACACGCTGCCTGTCGGTGTCGCTGACACGCTCGAATTCCTTCAATCCGACCTGAGCGACATTCCGCGCCAGAAAAGTAATCACGGTACGCAAATGCGGCTGCGTCTTGAAAAGCTCGGCCTCAGTCTGGCCCTGAATCATGGCCATCTGGTCGGACAAATCAAAGGAAATGCTGTAGCGCGGCTGGAAAACGTTCCTCAAGGCGCTCCAAAGGCCCATAAGGCACCTCCAATCGCTTCAAAAAAGTCAAAGAATCATCAATCCATGCCCCGAATAGGCGGAAGCCTTCACCGGCTCAGCATCCACAGCCTGCATGGTCTCCAAGGCGTACAATGCTTCCGATTCGGCGATAAGGCCGCTGATCTGCAAAGCACTCTTAGCGCGATCCCACACCTCGACCTCACCGAGACGCCTTGTCACGGCCACGCTCACCTGCTGTTCGATGGCGGGCTGCGGCAGGTGCCGGAGCTTGCCTTCGCGCACGCGGTCGAGGAAGCGGCCGCAGCACGCGCCAAGGCGGAAACCCTCGATAAGGTGGACGTTCCAGCCTTTTTCGGTCAAGGGGTCGATGAAATCGACGGCCGGACAGCCCTTCGACTGCACGGCGATCTCGCAAATCGACGGCCAGCTCTCACGCAATAGGTCAAGAAAGTGCGGCACCCACAGCATGCCGTCACGACGCGCGATAAGCTCCACATGAGGCAGGCCATCGGCGCGCAGGCCAGCGGCGGCCACATACGTGGTCTGGCGGTCGGCGCTGGTATCGACGGCCAGGACAACGCGATTATCAGCCGGAATGCAGGACGCATTATCTGTGCCATGCGCCCACAGCTTCGGGTTGATGTAGGGCACGATGTCGGCGGTCACCCACTGGCACAGGACCTCTGTGCGGAATGCGGCCTCGGTCATGCCATCAATATCGCTTCGGACACTGGCCACGGTCATAGGGCCATAACCGAGCGACGGGTTAGCCTGGCGGATCGCGTCGGCATCATCCACCGGGCACTTATCAGGCGCGGACCATTCGAAATAGCCGAATGAGCCGTCCTGCTCGCCATTGGCGAAAGCCTCGGCGGCATCCACACCATCGGCCACACACTGCTTCCAAGTGTCCACGAGCTTCCGGCCCTTGTCCACCTGCTTACGCAAGGCCACAGACCGATAATCGCCAGCATTGCTGATGCCCCACAATTGCGAACTCCACACGGCCTTCGTGGTCTGAGAGACGGCATTCCAGCCATCATCATTATGCTGCTCGCGCAGCTCGTCGAAAATCACACGGGCCGCGCTCTTCGCACGAATGTTCTTATCGGCACGGACAATGTATTTCGCCTTCGACTTCAGCACGATGGCTTCCTCGCCGTTGGTGTTCACGAATTTCTGCGTCATGCCCGCAAGCTCGGGCACCACCAGATCGGACTCCTCATCAGTCTCAGGACGCGGATTACACCACTCCTTGACTTGGGAATATGGGCCTTTGGCATTATCCAAGGTCTGCGCGGCACCAACCACCAGAAATTTCACGGGCGGCACCCTATCCGGGTGCTTATTCGAGTCCACAAACAGCCACCATGCGGCAAGCACACCCATCAGCGTGGTCTTGCCATTCTGACGGGCCACAAGCACAATCACCTTGCGGAAGCGATAGCTGCCATCCTCAAGCAATTCCAGCGCATGGACCAGCAGCCAGCACTGCCAAGGATAAAGATGCACATGAAGCATAATCTCCGCGAAGGCAATCACCGCGAAACCATTGCTGGTGGTCTTATCAAGCTCTCTAAGCGGCGGCGTGAAGATCCGCGGCAACGTAACACCATGCAGGTCATCATCGATGGCACCGAAAACACTCAAATCTTCCGACGCCATCGAACGCCTCCTAGCCGAAACGCTTCATGAAATCTTCCATCTGCACAACCTTGTCGCTCTTACGCGCCTCCGGCTTCGATTCAACCTTCGGCTTCGCGGGACGACCAACCTTAGCCGGAGCATCCACCGTCAAACCAAGCGACTGACAATATTTGAGGAACGTCGGCAGCGAAACGTTGTCGAGCTTGCCGTTCTCATCGACAAAACCGGAGAACGTCAGATAATCGATACGCTCAGCCAACACGCGAGCCGCAGCGACAACAGCAGAATTCACAGCCTTGAGGTCAGCGTTCTTCAACGAACGCTCCAACGCCTCCGCCACATTCCGACTCGGAAACTTCGCACTCATCGAAAACACCCCCTAATCTGCCATCGCGCGCGACCCGCCAACAATTTCACTCGTCGGGGAGAGGAAGACCGACCACGCGGGACGTCTTGCGCTCTGTCGTTGGTTTTACGATTTCACCGCCCCTACCCCTCGTGTTGGGCTCATGCTGTTGTTATCCATTGTCTTGAGAGTGTTCCGATTGGCGCTGGCGGATCTTGGTTGCCTCTCAAGCGGTTGCAGCTGGTGTGGCTCGGCTTGAAGCCTGCTGGGTCGAATTGGAGTTCGGGATGCTTGCTGACCGGGAACATGTGATCGAGATTGAATGAGTCATCTGTGGTGTTCTTGACTGCGTTGTAGTCGATTGGCATGCCGCACAACCAGCAGACTGCATGCTGTGCCTTGCATTGTGTGAAGAATGTGGCCTTGTCTTTTTCGAATTGGCGGCTGGTCTTGCGCGTTCTTCCTGGCATGTGGTCACCGCCTTGTGGTGCTTCGGGCTGGAGTCGAACCAGCGCATGGTGTGGGATGCACTATCTCTGATCACGGGCATTCGCAAAGAATCATGAAGCCATGGCCGGTTTGGTATCCGTCCTCTGGTATCTGTGCTATCCCTCGTGCTCTGCCACTGAGCTACCGAAGCTGATATGAATAATGGCCCAGCCCTTTCAGGCTGAACCATTTTACTACTGTACGACAGTATAGCATTTTAATTGTGACAGTCAAGCATGGCGGTTATTTCTCCGAGGTTGAACACGTACTCTCCTTTGTGTTTTGTCGGCGTGGCGTGGAGTTTGCCTCTGGTGAGCCATTGGCGGATCTGGTCGCTTGTGCAGTGGATGTCCATTTTGGAGAGGTATCTTGCGACTTCGACTGGTTTTCCGGTGTATTCGAGTTGCCAGAGTTTGTTGTCGCGGGTGGCTTTGATGGCTTGGACTCCGCCTTGCCATTTGCAGTGCGGGCATGTCCATTCGTCGGCCTGTGGCGTGCTGGTGGCTTGGTGGCCGCATTGTGGGCATGTGCCGATGATGACCATTGCCTCTTCTGGTGTCAAGGCCGTCTCGTTGCGTCGGCTGATGTGTTCCAGGGCTGCGTAATCGTCTGCTGCAGTGCTCATGTCGAGGATGGTGCGCCGGTTGCTGATTATGGCGAACCACGCTTTCCGCCAGTCGTATCCAGCGTATGCGGCGCGTATTTTGCCCGCCTGTTCCGCCAACCATGCTTCGCTGTCTGCGATGAGGTCTTGAGCGTGGGTGTCGATGGGTATTGGTGCGTTGCCTCGGCTTGGCGTGTGTGCTGGGGTGCCGATGCGGGCCTGTCGGAGCATGATGCTCCGCAGGGCGGGCAGTTGGACGTGTCCGAGCTGGCGGATCAGCTGCCAGTAGTTTTCTCGGCAGCTGGCGCAGAGCAGATTCGCGGACACCGGCTTCATTGGCTTCCGGCAGTGCTGGCAGTTGGTCAAAGTCTGGTCTCCTTGTCGTGCTGGCGGATGAGTGCGGCGATTTCGGCTTTCGGCACTTGCGGCACGAGCGGCGCGATCTCGTCGAGCGCGTAACCGGCCTGATGCCACTTGATGATCATGTCTTCGAGTATTTTCTTCACTTGTATTCCTCCACTGTGTTGCATCCGATGTATGCGCCTCGGTCTTTGAGGCATGCCCACGTCACGTCACCGGTCTTGACCGTCTCCATTTGAAAATCGTGGTGGGTGGACGTGTACCACTGCATGGAGATGCATGTGCCGATGGTGAGGAAGATGATGAGCATGCAGGTGATGACGGTGCAGATTATTGTCTTCTCGGTATTGGTCATTTGGTCTCCAGATATGGGTTTTCTGTGGTGTGTGGCGGGAAGTCGCATTCCTGGTCTTTCCATCCGGCCGCGTAGCCTTCCTGCCATGCTTTGCGGCGCTCGTGTTCCAACCATTCTCGGCTGTACATGATTACCGGTTCGTGTTTCATGATTTCTCCTTGTTGAGTCTGTCGGCTAATTCGCAGGCCTTTTCGTCTGCCTGTGCTGTTTCTTCGTCGCGTCCGAGCGCTTCGAGCACGTGAGAGCATTTCCACGTGTGCACGTGGCGTTTCGAGGGTGGTATGCCGCTCATTTTGGCTCTGCGTTGGCACCAGCCCTTCCACAGGCGCGTCCAGTCGGCTATCGTGCGGTTTTCGCCATAATGTCGGCTTAAGAATGCGTTCCACGCGTCTGACAGGTCGAGATTCGGGTAATCGCGGATTATGGCGGCATTGGCGTGGGTTTTCTCCCTGACCAGCTCGAAGTCGTTCAGCCCGATTTCTTTGGAGAAAGAAGAAGAATATTCTTCTTTCTCTTTCTTTTGGGTTCTGGTGTTCTGGTGTTCTGGTGTTTGTCCCGATTCTGTTTCGATTCTGCCGGCAGTCTGCGCACTTTCTGCCGGCAGACTTTCGGCAGAATACCGCTCACGCTCACGCTTGCGTTTGGCCATGACCTGCTGACGGCTCCGGTTGTGCTCAAGATAATCGTGGATGACATAGCCGCCATCCACGCTCTCGATCAATCCGACCTGCTGCAATGCGTCAAGCTCCTGCACGGTGATGTCGAGCACGAATTCCGCAGTATCATCGTCCACGTAACCGTCCGTGAGATTGTCACCGCAGTAGGAAAGCATGACGACGAATGCGCTGATGGCAGAGGGCATGGTACGGCGCAGACGGCGCACCTTACGGTTAAGGTAGAAGCCGTTCGCCAACTGCACGTAGCCTCGTCTGGCCATCGCCTAATCTCCTCTTGTGATTCCGTTGTGGTCCATCGAATCCAAAGCTTCTTCGAGTTCCGCCAAGCTTGGTGGGGGCCAAGGAAGAATTCCAACATCTTCCATCACATGCTCCCGAATCGCTTGTAGAATTCGCTGTCGGTCATGTCATACAGCGGATCCATGCCAGTCGGCTTGCGCGCGGCCAGCCGGTAGCCGCAGTATGGGCAGGTCACGTAATATGTGCCGACAGTCTCGCCGCAGTGGGCGCATTCCACGTATCGGATCGTCTTGCTCATTCGCTTACCGCCCTCCGCTCGGCTTCGAGCAGTTCCTTGGCCTGTCTGACATATTCCGCATGGAAGCCGGGAATCTCACCGGCATAATCCCATGCGTCATCCTCGTCCTTCGCCGCGTAGCTATCGACGCCATCCCATTTGCAGCTGTTCCAGCAGAGCCGTTTCGCCACGGCCTCAATCTCAACGGGGCAGTTGGTGGAGCGGAACGTCCGGCCATGTACGCTGTACCGGCAAGCTCACGAACCGTCTGAAAAGTCAAATCATCATCCATGCCACGCTC